GCAAAGCACCGGGCGGGCAGGCGTCCCCCGGTTGCTCTACGAACGGCTGGGTGTCAGTGACACCACGCCACGGCGGTTGAAGTCGTTTCGGGTTGGGCATGGGATAGCCACGGTCAGAAAGCCGTCAGGGAGAATCAGCGGGACGACATGGATTCGAGGCCAGCGTGACGGCGGTAGCGGATCACCGTGCTCATCACTTCGAGCGCGAGAGCCGTACCAACGGCCTCCTGCGGGCCGACCACGAACTGAATCGAATCCAGCGGAGACAGGGCGGTCTTCTGTGCGGCACTCATGGCCCCGTAAATGTCGAAGGTGTACCAGGCGAATCCGTCAACCGCGGCTTCGGCGTAGTCCGTTGCGCCAACGGTGTTGGACACCACGGCGGACAGGGTGCCAATCGAAGTCTGTGCCAGCTTGTGGAAGACCGCCTGTGCGGTCAGGGCAAGATCGGCATTGGCCGTCGCCGAGCCGGTCGTGTCACGCAGACGCGCCTTGATGAGCAGTTGCAGCACCGGGGCCTCGCCCTGGCCAATGTCCTTGCTCTTGAACTGACCCGGCAGGGTCCAGTCGAGGCGAACCGTGTCGCCCGAATCTGCGGTAGCATTCCACAGCAGCACGTTCATGGCGTTGGTCGATGTGACGGTTGATACGCCGACGATGCCCGAACCCGCCGCGGCAATGGTGGTGCCGGCACCAAGGTTCCACGCGCCAAGGGGCTGGGGTGCGTCTTCGATGTATCCCGTGTCGGGCTGGCTCTCGCTGATGACCCGCTCAAGATTGAGTTTGTTTGCTGCGCACATGCGAATCCCTTTCAATAGCTGATGATCGTGGAGCCGTCGTAGTTGAGGACGTTTCCACGGGTTGAACGGCCCAACATCTGGCCTTCTTCTGAACTGCCGAGCCTCTTGGCGTGCATTTCCATGTCCACCTCGATGCTTTTGGCGATTGCCTGTTCCGCGAGTGCCACAGCGGTGGCGTACCCATCCTCCCGCACGCTCATGAACTTCGTCACGGCAATGGCGAGGACGGTCTGGTCGTGGATGCTGCCCCAGATGCCCCGGTCGTCGTTATTGACCAGTCGCGGCACATCGACGCGGAATCGGCTGCGGATCGTGTATGCAAGGTCTGGGGCGGGGTAGACCACCAGCTCCATCGGGGGACGCTCGCCCACCGTTATTTCGCGGTCATTGCTGGTCCACACGCTGGCGTACAACGGCTGACCTTTGAGGCTGGGAGCCCGTGAGATGTATTCCCAAACGCGGTCGATGTGGCTGTCGGTCACACGCCCGCCGTAGGAACTGGACGGATCACGCCAAGTCATGCGGCCCACTGGGGCACTGATGACATTCACCGGCAGGCGATACCGCCGCGAGTCGCCCGCGATGCTCAGGGAGCCGTCGGCATCTGGTTCGAGGGTGATGCTCAGGGTGGGACACAGCCAAGTCCAGCGATGGCGATTCCTGGCGAAGTCCTTGGCCGCGTCGTTGATGGCGCGGCTCAGGCGGTCAAGCGTGTTGGGATCGCTGGGAACCTCAGAGCGGTTGTCCGCCCCGGTGCCCTGCGTGGCAACGTCGCAAGCCTCTGCCAGCCTCAGCTTCAGATCGGCGAAGGTCCAGGAGTTGTCTACGCCGTACTGCATGAAATCCCCATCGAGATACCGGGAGCTGTCTGACGGCGGGCCGGTTTGGTTCTTTCAACCTCGACGGGGGGAACGATTACTGGAAGACGCCGATCTGCACCAGCTTCAGGGCGTTGCTGCCCGTCGCGTTGGCTTCGACCGCGTAGCCCACGAACCCTGCGATGGCGCCGACGCTGCCGATGCCGGTCGATGCCGCAAGGGCAAACGAACCGTCAGCACAGATCAGGGCGTCACGGGCCGACGTGCCGGTTGCCATGAGCATCTGAACGATGCCCACGGATGCGCGGATGGGCATCACCTTGATGAAGCCGCCGGCACGGGTCGAGCCCGTCACGATGGTGTTGACGCCGGGGTCAACCGCGGTCACCAGGAACTTGGTGTTCTCCAGTGTGGCGGTTTCGGGGCGGACCACCTTCATGGAGCCGTCGCTGTCGAGGGCATCCGCGAGGGTGACGACGCTGCCGACGGTGACGTTGGCGGCAACAACGGTGGTGCCGTCGTTCTTGTAGGGGCTGTACTTCACGGTCAGCTCGGGACCGGCGTACCCGTTGTACTGATTCAACTGCTGGTAAGTCATGGCTGCTTGTCCTTGTGCAAGGGCCTACTGGCCCTGTGTGTCAATCTGGTGGGTTACTCAGGCGGCGAATCAGAACGAGGCGTGAATGCGGAAGCCGCACGCACGGGGGTTGTTCGTCATCAGGTTGCCCATGATGTCAATCGGAATCTCGAACACGTTGTGGGCGCCGTCCTTGCGGAGCGGGTCGCTCTCGTTCATCCAGAAGCCGGGCACCTTCAACAACTTCCACATCTTCAGGCGAACGCCGTAGATGCTGGCCGTCGCGTCAAGGTCGAGGATCGGGGCGCGGCTGATGCGTGCGCCGTTGATCTTGTACTCGCTGAACGGGAACAGGTCGCCGTTGCGGTCGTCGGGGCCGTCGCTGACCAGCGTCTTGTACGCTTCATGGTCGGCCTGGCTCATGAAGATCACGCAATCGCCCTGCGTCTGCTCGCCCTTGAGCATCTGGAGCGGGCGGAAGTTGGTCGCTTCCATCGCCCGGCGGATCATGATGGCCAGATCCTTGTTGAAGATCGACGCGCTGGAGCGAGTACCGACCCAGTTGCGCCACCGCTCGTTATCAACGCTCGAAGCGTCGATGCCCGCGAGGGTTGCCGAAACCGAGGTATCGCCGTAACGGATGTATGTGCCGTTGAAGCCGCCGGTGAGGTCAGCCGTGAAGCTGCCGCCCGAAGTCATCGAGGGACGCAGCCACATGGGCAGGCCCCAGAAGCTCAGGTTGTCCGAGCTGTTGTAGATGGGGTTGAAAATGTCGTTTTCGAGGTGGTTGGCAATGTCCTCGTAGTTGGCCGAGCGTTCCGCGTTCAGGTGGTTGATGATCTGAACGTCAGAGCCCTGGTTCAGCTTCTGCTCGCGCAGATCGAACACGATGCCCTTGTTTTCCTTCGCCACATAGGGCACGGTCATGGTGTTGACCGGGGGGGCCTTCTGTGCCGCGGTGACCTGGTACAGATTCACGCCACGGGTCGCGCCCGTGTTCGCCTTCAGGCGGATGCGTTCCTCATACTGCGTACCCGAAACGCCTTCGCTGGAGCCCGTGTAGATGAACTCTTCGAGCCCTGCATAGCGGTTGAACTTAAGGGTTTCTGCGAACTTCACCTTGCGCTGCTGGGCGCGCGTCGAGCGGGTGAGGTTCGTCAACTGCGAGAGAGTCAATCCGGGCATGTGCGTCACTCCTGCACAAAATCACTTCGCCCCCGCTCCGGCGGAGGCTGTCACTTTCGAGACGGCGCTGTGCCGTCAATGTCGTTGGGGTCAAGGGCACCGCTGCCCCTGTCGCTGGTCGAGCCGCGAGGGAGAGCCGTGCGGGCCTTGTGCCGCTGCACCGCTGCCGCGTCCTTGTTTGTGTTGGTCCGTGCGGGCTGGCCCTTGCCTGCGGGTGCCTTGCCGAGCAGTTCGAGCATTTCACGCTCGGCACTCTCGACCGCATCCGCAAACTCGTAGACCTTGCCGCCGATAGTCTTGCCCTGAAGTCGCTGGAACTTCTCGTTCGCCACATCGTGGACGAACTTGCGGGCTTCCTTCTGGCCTTCGGTGAGCTTGCCGCCAGAGTGCGACCCGTACAGGTCATGCTTGCCCTGGCTGGCCCGCGCGTCGAATGCCGCGTGAACGGCCTTCGAGTAGCTTTCGGCACTCTGCTCCTGCTTCTCGGCCAGCAGGCTCTTGTTCTGGGCGTGGAGCGAACGCAGGACCTTGGCGACCGCTGGGTCTACCTCGTCCTCAATCCGCTTGATTTCGTCCTCAAGATCGTCGGGCTCGGGTGCCGGCTCTTCCTTGGCCTTGGGCTGTGCCTTCGGTTCGGCCTTGGGTTCCGGCTTGCCTCGCGCCGCGGCGAGCGTGGCCGCTACCTGTGCATCGTCGCCCGTGTCGGCCTCTGCCTCGGGCTCGTCGCCCTCTTCCACCTCGTCAGCGGGTTCGGCGGGCTCATCCTCTGCGTCCGGTTCGGGCTCGTCGGCAGTATCTTCCTGCTCGGGCTCGATGGCATCGGCTTCCAGATCGTCGCCGGGTGCGGCGTCTACTGGTGCGGTGCCGTCCGCGTCGTTGCCGTCGATGATCGTCTCATCGGCAGCGGGTGCGGGCGTCTCGGACTCGTCGGGGATGGGTTTCGATGACATGCCCGAAGACTAACGGACGCGCGTTGTTTACTCACCTACCACCTTTGGTAGTTTGTGCCTTCGCTTCGATCGCGTGCCGCGTCTTCGCGTACTCGCGCTGCTGCGAACGGTCCTTGAATCGAACCGTGCCGTTGTCCTGAATGCACGCGCCCGCACGCTCGCCAAAGGTGCGGCGTGCTTCGGCTACTTCGGCAGGATGAAACCACTCGGTGATTGACTCTTGCGTCTTGCCGTGGAACTCGCGGTTCCCGTTGCCGACGCTCTTGCGGGTGTAGTCCTGCGGCGCACGAGTCCCGCACTCGGGGCACAGGATGCAGCCGTCGGGGTCAATCTCTGCCACCTTTGCAAAGGTGTCGCCGTGGAAATGGCACTTGCCACAATGGATGGGGTATACGGGCATTTAGGTTTTCTCAATAGGGAACCGTCGCCGCCATGTCGCTGCGGGTCTGGTCGATGGGTCGATTGCCTGCCGCTGGCTTGGGGCCTGCAGGTGTCATCTGCTTGCCGCCCGGTGTCGCTTGGCCGGGGTTGCCGTACCGAGCATCCACCATCTGGCTCATCATCTGGAGGTTCTGCGTCGGGAAAATGTCCGCAATCTCGGGCACCTGGTACTGGTCGGCCATCACTTCGACCGCTGCAACCATGTCGCCGCCGAACTGCATCACCATCGGGAGGAAGGTTCCCGCCGCGGTCATGAACTCGCCAAATCGCCGCATCTTCAGGCTCGGGTCCATCGCGGTGTCCACGAACGGGGCAAGATCCCAATGGAAGTCGCCGAAATCGCCTTCCTTGGCCTCAGCGTCATACACCACATCCGCCTCCGCACCGTTGGGGAGCTTGTAGCTGAAGGTCCGGTTGAGCTGCGGATCGGTGTCGAAGTACCACGCCAGCGTCCGCACCACCTTGGAACACGCTTCGTTGCACAGCCCGCGCCAGTCGTTGAGCAGCACCGAGGCATTGCCCTGCATGTAGCTGCCCACCGTGGCCGTCTTGCTGGTGTCTTCGCTGCCATTGAGCAGGTGAATCGCCGTCATCTTGTTGGCCTGCCCTTCGAGCCAATCGAACGCGGGCAGCATCTCGGGGAGCAAGCCGCCCGACTTGACCGCCGCGACCGATGACGGATCGCCCTGGAAGAACTCCTGATCGAATGAATCCCGCATCTCCATCGCGGTTTCCTCGCCCTTGGCCGTGCTGTAGATGTACGACGCCTTGGTCTTCAGAAGCTGGTTCGTCATCTTCGCACCCGCCGCGGCCATCGCTAGGTGCAGATCGAGGATCGAACCGCACGGGCTCACCGGCATGGCGTTGTTGGGCATGTCCACCAACGACAGCAGTTCGAGCGGCGCACCCTCGCGGCCCTCGTACTCATGCGGCTCCATCAGCCACTTGGACATGTTGCCCGCCAGCGTGCCCTCCAGAACGGTGTCTCCGTGGTAGTACAGCACATCCCACAGCTCGACCTTCTCGTCAATGGGGTCAATGTCCTGCCGGTTGCCCATGATTTCGTCGGACTCGCCGCGGGTCATTGCCCCGGCGTACCCGATCATCGGAATGCTGTTCACCACATCCGGGTCGTAGATGCCAAGTTCGAGCAGTTCCCGCCGGCTCACGCGATACCGGAACGCACGCCAACAGTCTTCGAGGGGGTCGCGGCTCTGCGGATCACGCACGAAATCGTCCAGATCGACGCGAACGGCATAGGGCTGGCCCATGTCGAACAGCTCGCCGTTCACCTTGTAGCTGCTGCCACCGGCCCGCAAGCCCGTCCTGCACACGCCAAGCCCGCCCGTCAGGGCATCCTGAACAACCGCCCGCCATGTGCGGGTGAAGTTCATTTCCTTCAGCATGTGATTCAGCATCAGCTCGCGGGTGGTCGCCTGTGCCCGCATTCCCATCGTCTTGGCCGTTACCTTCACCTTGATGGCCGGGCCGACCAGATTGGGTAGGTAGGTGCGGACGAACTGATAGAGCAGGTTCACGGGGCGTTTGTCGCTCTCCGCGCGTGCCCCAATGTCCGCGAAGTTGCCATACCACGCCCCGCCGAACTCGCGGTTGACGAGGTTCCGCATCTGGCGGAACGGCATCATGCGGAGCGTGGCCGGTCCCTCGATCGCTCGCGTGATCTTGGAGGCATCGAAGATGTTGGCGGTGGACATGCGCGGCTCACTGGGAGCCCGCCGTCAGACACCACATGATACGCCCGCTACCAGGCGAATCGCCCCTTGCGTTTCTTCTCCGCCTCGCGCAACTTCTCCAGACGCCCGCCCGGCGTTGCTTCTGACCGCTCCATCGGCCTCGGGACCGTCACCGGCGCACGCATCCACCCGTCCCACAGCAGGGCGTCGGCAATGGTCCGGTCGCCGTGCGGCACCCGCGCCACCTCGTCCGCTGGGTCTACAACGGTCTTGACGCTCTCCAGCCTGCCGGTCTTGGTGTACCGGAAGGTCAGGCACTCTGCCAGCGCAGCCTTGGACGGGTTGTAGAACCTACCGGACGCCAGAGCCCCGCGGTACGCCGCCAGCAGCGTTTCCTTCGCCTGCGGGCTTGATCGCCACCCGAACCGGCTGGGGTCCTTGGTCGCCATGTCTGCCGGGTCGTCGGATTGGTGGCACATGGCCGGGTAGCTCAGGCGGTGCATCTCGCGGCTGAACACCTCGCCGGGCCCGTTGATTTCAAACTGCACCTCGGCGCCGGGAAACGTCCCCTCGTCCTTGCGTTGCCCACCACCGAACCACAGGCCGCCGATTGCCGCGTGCCAGGCTGCCCGCTCGGGAGTCACGCCGGGGCTTGCAAACTCCGCCGATTTCCGCTTGCTGTCGGCATCACCCACCGCAAAGACCGTGTTCGCGGCACCCACACCCGCGCCAAGGTCGCACCCCATCACCATGCGGCGGTTGCGGTCTATGTCGTCGTCCCACACCTTCCACTCCCCATCGGGACGTTCCTCCCACTCGATGGCCTCGATCTGCCGCCGGCGGATCACGTTCTC